ACTTAAATGTTCGGTTCGGGTTAGACGAATTAGTCATGGTTGTTAGTGCGCCATCCGACACATACGGGACATCGATATCGGAGGAGGGAACTTGATTTTCCGCGAATCTTTGTTTGACAATCCATCTATAAATTTCTTCGTAGTTCTGTAGGTCCTCATCCACGATGAATGTTAATGTGATATCGTCAAACTCCGTAAATGTACCTGGAAATGCTTGCGAAGAACCAGGAAATCCAGCGCCCGCGGGTGGAACTGTAATTGATGGCACATCGCACTGAGTTACTCGGAAGATTGTTTGTGGGATTCTCTCGAGAACGAATGTGAATGCATTGTTCTGGAGATTGTTGTTTGAATAGTTTTCCATTATATTTCCTTTACATTATTTAATGCCCTTAAATTTAAAGTATAATGATTGAGTTTTATTAACCTTGAGGAAACCAAAATGCAACTAGACTATCAATTAAATGCACCGGAACCGTTTAACCCAGAGTACGACCCTTCAGCAAAGGATGGTATGACGCTTGCAGTGTACCAATGTTACTTAAATGGTGTATATGAGCTACGCCAAGAAGATCGAGTACCGCTTATTGCAAAAGAATTCGAAACTCAAATGAAACGTGCACCATTTTCAAAAGAAGAAATTAAAGCCGCTTCTGATTATATTTATAACTTGTGAAGAAAGTATAGTTTTATATACTTTCTGACGTAAAAGTATATAATAGTATTGCATTTGCACCAACTTACTGTATTGAATTGAGATATAATACACATATATGATTAATAAATTTTTGACCAAATCTAACAAATTGAACGCTAACGTGACTAGGAATGTTACCGAACAAGAACTCGAACGGCTCAGAATTGAAGCAAAAACAACGTCGTGCGATCTAAGCACAACACTATATTGTATTTACAACAATGTTTCGTGCAAAACTTGCGAAACATGTAATAAAGAATTAAATGTTGAAAATTTCAATGTTGGGTGGACAAAGAATAAGCAATATTGTTCTAATAAATGTAGGGGTGTTTATGATCCATTTAAACGAGTATCGAACGATAAAATAGAAGATTATTCGATACTACTAGATAAAAACGGGAATCCAGCTAGAGAGAAACTTGTACAATACGTTAATCATACGACAATTCAAGATTTACAAAATAGAACAAATCTGAAAACCGACGATTTCAATACGCTACTATACGCGCATTTAAATAAAGGTTCATTTGTTTTGAAATTTTGCGATACTTGCTGGTGCGAATTAAAAATATCAAGTTTTCAAAGAGGGTATAGAGATAATCAAACGACTTGCTCATATGATTGCAAAGATACAAACACAGTATATAAGAGGGCGCTGAGCAATACAAAAACTGGAGTTAGTAGATGGGATTCTGAAAAATACGTAGAGAATAGATTGGTGCCGTGGTTCCAAAGTAAGAAGGAAGAAATTTTAAATAATTATCATGTTATATTGGAATCTACGTTCGAAGAATACAAAGAAAACAAGAAAAAATTAAATTTTAGATGTATTGATGAAACCTGTGGGTTTAAATTTGTAAATGATATGTCGTGCGGTAGATCATTATTTTGTAAAATATGTAACCCGAAATCTAAACAACAAACTGAATTGACTAAATTCTGTATTGGCTTGGGGTTTGATGTAGAGGTAGATACTAGGCAAATAATTACACCGAAGGAAATAGACATTTACATCAAAGAATTAAACATTGGTATCGAGTTTGATGGCTTTTATTGGCATGACGACAAAGACGATACCACAAAAACAAAATTGGCCAAAGAGCATGGTGTTAGATTAATTCGAGTTTTTGAAGATGAATATAAACACAAAAAAGAAATTGTGTTATCTAGATTGTCGTCTATCCTTGGAAAATCAGAAAACAAAATATATGCTAGAAATTGTACTATTAAAGAAATCGATTCAGAAACTTCAAGAAAATTTCTGGAATCAAACCATATACAAGGTAATGTAAATGCGTCAGTGAAATATGGATTATTTCACGAGGAAATTTTGGTGGCGGTTATGACGTTTTCGCGCCCAAGATATGATAAAACTTCTGAATGGGAATTAATTAGGTTTGCATCAATTTTGAATACAAATGTAGTTGGTGGCGCGTCAAAATTGTTCTCACATTTTAAGAAAATTGTTAACCCAAAATCTATAGTTTCTTATTGTGATTTGCGGTATGGAACTGGCGTGGTATATGAGAAACTTGGTTTTACATTTTCACATCAAACGAATTCTAATTATTTTTATTATAAGGGCGGCATGAGGCATTCGCGAGTAAAATTTCAGAAACATAAATTGGAAGGGTTGCTTGAATATTTTGATCCGTTGAAATCTGAAACTGAAAATATGAGTAATAATGGTTATTTAAAAATTCATGATTCTGGGAATTTGGTGTTTAGATATGTGAGTTAGAAATGATAAAGAATGCCGAGGCATTCTTTATCATATAGATGTTACTTAGCCAGTTTATCTTTGAATTTCTTACCTATATGAGTCTTCACTTTATTCCAGATAGTAATATCTGGAATTTTATGTTTGCCAAGAAACTCCAATACATCATTTTTATCGCCATTGATATAATAATATGTAATGTTATCTCTGTGCTTCATACCCGGATAAAATCCTTCAGGGATAATATCTCCAGGTTTAACAAACATATTGACTTCATTGTTAGTGTATGTATTTGAGCCACATACTGCGTCTTTGACTGCGTTTGATCGCGTAGTTTCCCATTCCTCAGATCTAGGCAATCTACCCAGAACCCAACCTTCAGCTGGTTCGTGTAGGAACTCTTCTCGCTCGCCGTTATTGTAGATGTTAGACCCAGTTCTAGCTTCCGTCGCTAGAAGCGTTCTGGATGCGTTCTGAGCAATCTGAGCAGCTGATCTATACTGTATCAACCCGAGTTGTTTGATAATTGGGTCAGAGTAATGATACGCACCATGATATACTCCATCCGGCGTTGCATATCTAGATTTACCAAGCCAGAACTTTGAAATCAATTCGTTACCGTTCTGTTTACAGTATTCATAATCTTCTTCAGACTTTACATCTGACCAACCATCGGAAATATATTCTTGGTATTCATCTGAATCAATCTTCAAAGAAATAACCTTATCTAATTTATATAATTTTCCTCTTTTATTGGGTAATTTTGTGGCTTTCATCTGTTCTCTGGTTTCTTCTGAGTGAACTCTACCAGATACATTACCAACCAGATTTAGTTCTTGAATTAATGGTGAATCTGTTGGTAGAAAATATTTGTTTCCTTCTGAATCTTTATATGTAGCCTTATTTCTTTTGGATAAAGCAAATGCTTCTTTTGCTTTAGCAGCATACCTAATACCAACTGAAGTTGGAATTTTTCGTTTGCTGATATCTGAATAATTAGAATTTTGAACATGAATCATGTAATAAACTGCAGTAGATTGTGACCCACCATATGCTTTCCATAAAATAACATGAGCAAGTATATGTTGCCTTGATGTTAGGTGTATTGAATTCCAAGAATGTTGATTTAGGTTTTTATATTCTGGAAATAAATCTTCAGCTTTTGGGCAAATGTGGTGGTTTTCTTTATAAACATCTTCGTTTAAGGATTTATTTTCTTTATCGCAATATTGTATAAATTTATAATACCTCATCAAATAATGAGGGTTATGCGGTTTTGAAGAAAGAATTTTGTAAATGTCCATAATAACCTTTAGTTGTTTTATATTATTTAATACTAACACATATTATGGAATAATAAATCAAGCAAAATAAAAGGTGCATTAATGCACCTTTTATATAATTTTCTAATATATTTTGATTTCTACATTATTTTTAATAATTTTAGATGATCGAGCGAACCGCTGCGATTCTGTAATATGCATTGCTGCGGCCAGCCGTATTGAAGAACGGGTGCTTCGCAATACCGTACCTCATACGATATGCCATGCGTGGAGTAAACGTTTCTGGGTCAGTAGTCTTAACGATTTGCAAAGGTACATATGGTGCATAGAAAATACCAGCATCCCATGCAGAAGCACCTTTATAGCCAACCATGAAGAATTGGTTCTGAGTACCAGCAACACCAGCATATGGATCGACATACACTTTATAACGCTTGTTCAAGATACCAGCGAATGTAGCTGAAGATTCGTCAACATTCAAGTTAGTACCCGCAGCGAGAGCTGGAGAGTAATCGAGAACACCAGCCATTGCCAGAGCAGAAGCCACATCGCTGGAACAAACCAAGATGTTACCTTTACCGCGACGAGTTTCTTGAGCAATACGATTTGCTTCACGCTCGATTTGGAACAACAGACCTTTATGACGCTCAGCCAACCAACGGCCATCGGAGTCGGTCAAACAATCAAACACACCAGCAGTAGTTGCGTCTTGCGCACCGATACGAGCTGATTGGTAGATAGTGCCGAGAACTTCACGGTTCACTTCGCCGAGGATTTCGGTAGAGAGAATGTTGCTCAATTCAGCATCAGCATCCAGACCATGCAAATTCTTCAAATCTTGAGCAAACTCAACTGAGTAACCAGCTTTCAATGCACGAGTCTTAGCAGTAACTGTCATAGACTCAACAGAGAATGACATCTCACCGAAAGCTGGGTTTGCACCACCGCCACCTAGAGTTTCACCAACCTGAGTCGTCATACCAGTACCACGAGCGTAGGTACCGAATTGGTCACCAACCGTGCCGCCGTCTTGGTCGACGAAGTCTGCAGTTGGGTCTGTACCAGCGTGAGCAGGAGAAGCAGCACCGGAGAAGTCTGAGTCAGCTTCGTTAAACAACGCTTCTGTACCACCCATAGTAGCGTACTTGGAGCGCATAGCGAAGATCAAACCGGTAGGTTGACGCAGTGGCTGAACACCACAGATATCATATGCGATCATTTGTGGAGCTGCACGGCGAACCATGGAGATCAACACTGGATCGTACTTAGCGAGACCATCACCACCAGCGCCATTAGAGTAACCATTGGTGCTTGAAACAGGAACTGCTTCAGACAACATTTGGTTACGCTGGACGATGTCCTTCTCGGTGTTCTCGAGCAAGACTGCAGTAGTCTCACGGCGAGTACGGTCGGTGATTGCTTCAACGCCTGGGGCGTCAAGTACGGGTGCCCATTTTTCCAATAGGGCTTTGATATTAGTTTCTGACATTTTTATTTTCCTTGTTTTTCTATTATTGTGAATATTTCTATTCGGGTTCGAGATTAGTGTTTAGCGCTCAAGTGTTTGACGTACAAATCCATGTTTGAAGTTGACTCGGTAACAATTTTCTCAGGCACCACAG